AAAATAGTGGGCAAGTTCCGTTAGCACAAAGTATTTCTGTTAATAAAATATTTGCTTTTGTATACGGATTAATATTATTTTCTTTTCCTTCTTTAACTAAAGCCATGTATGAGCCTGGGTTTGATGGGGTAGAAACAAAATCCCAACAAAGTAATTCAAAATCGTCTTGTACTTCTAATGTTTCTCCCATTTGTTTTAATGAACCCATCCCCCTACTCGAAACACCAACCATAACATTATTTTCGATTAATGCTTTCAGGATATTACCGGAAGTAGTTGGAAGTATTTCTATTTTACCTAATACTTTATCACCATCCCACCATATTTTTCTAATGATGTGAGATACATTTTTTAGATTTATAATTGAAGACTCAGGATGATCAAGTTCTCCACATGCTCTATTTTGGTTTACAATTTCTTGATATTTATCTATTTCACGATCCCATAAATCTTTAGAATAATATCTGCCGTTTCCATTTTTTACTTCGGCTGTAGCTAATGTACCTTCAACCATTGGGTTACCTGATGGAGCTCTCATACCTTCTGTTAGTTGAACAGGAGATATTGTAAATGGAATGGTTTCTATGAGTACTTGTCTCATATTATTTTAATTCTTCTCTAATGATAGTGTTGATAATAGAGCGGAGTTTGTTTTCTTTTAAATTGCCATATCCACTTGACTTATATTTGCCGGTTGGTGCTTTAGGTTCTTTAGATGTTTCTAAACCAATGCCTTTAACACCAAACATTCCGTTTTTAGCATAGTAGTTAATGTCTTGAGCCATGTTTTTGGCTACAATTTTTTTCAGTTCATCTACAGTTTTAGTAGCATTTTTAGGATCACCCATTTCAGCTAAATACCCCATTAAAAATGATTGGCCGTAAACATTGTCTATATTTTTAGGGTCTGTATTATCAAATTGATGAGCTAAAGATGATTGGACATCTTTATCTATTTTTTCAAATGTGTTTTGATCACCATATTCTTTAGTATCTTTAACACCAACTACTTCTTTTATGTTTGTGTTAAATATTTTAAACCAATCTGGTTTGTTTGGGTTTTGTGTGATAATACCGCCTACTGCTTCTGTTAAGATACTTTTACCTTTTAATATTTTAACAGTATCGTTAAATGTATTGTTTACAGTAATAAGTTCAGGGAACAAGTGGCGGGCTTGTTTTAGAAAATGGTCTTTATTTCCTTTACCTTCTGTAATTTCGATATATTGATTTTGTAATGTTTTCATGATTATAAATATTATGTGTATAAAATTACAGGTGCACTTAATGCTCCTAAACTACAAGAAGTTATATATAGATTAATTGTTTCTCCAGCAGGAAGAGTAAATGAACCACCTATTCCTTCTATAACTCCTCCTATATGATCTATTCCCGCTCCATATTTATATGCTGTAATTAAAGAGCCGGTAGGGGAATTAATTGAACCGGTTCCTAAGCTTTGAATACCAGCAAACGAACCAGTAGCGGATTGTCCTGCTGTTAGTATTACTCCTCCAAAATTTACGGGTATATTTGCCATATTATTGTTGTTTTGTGTTATCGTCGGGGGTGAATGAATTGATAATATCGTCTAATAACTCATTTGTTGCATCTGTTGAATAAATAACAGCATATGATGCGGGATTATCTTTATAATAATCCAAAGTTTTATTTCTTGCTTGTTGTAATAACGGAATTAATTGATTTAGTTTTTTTTCTAAAATATTAAACCCATCTAAACGTTGTGCTAAAAATTCTCTTCTTTTAGGATCAGATACATTTAAAGTATTTAAATAATCTTCTACTTCTATGGTTTCCCATAATCGTTTTATTTCAATACCTTTAGCTTCTTTATTTAAAGCTGGTCGGTTTACTAATTTATATTTAAATGATTTTGTATAAACATTATCTATTACTCCTTCAGGACCAGCTTTTGGGCCAGGTCCCATATTTGCTCCAGGACCTTCTTTAACGGGTTTATATCCTACTTGGGCATATGCTCCATAATTTTTTTTTACAGATGTTTTAAATGGAATAGCAGTATTTTCACCTGTAGTTCCAGATGTAAAACCAGAATTACTAGCTATAGTATTTGTTTCTTTAATTTTATATTTATACTCTCCCATGAATGTTTTTAATTTCATTTAAAAGTTCATAGTATTGTAATAGATTAATTAAATTATCATCATTAACTTTATGTGATTTAGATAATGGAGTTAATAATTTAATTACTTCATCTAATTTAATTTTAACTGCTTTATCTGCAATTTTAGGAGATAAAACATTTAATTTTGTTTTAAGTTCTTCAATTTTAGTATTATAAAAATCCCTTAATTTTGGAGTTGAATCTACAGAATTAACAAATTCTTTTAATATTATTTTTTGATCCTTATTTAACGAAGAATATTTTTCATTAAATTTTTCTAAAAGAACTCTATACGCTAAAATACGAAGATCTTTATCGTATGATTGAAACTCTACTAAAACATCTTCTTTAACTTTTTGTTTATCAATAGATTTAGATGTTAATGACTCTAAAATATTAATTTTATTTTCAATAAGTTGGTCTGGGTTGTTAGTATTAGTGTTATATAGCTCTAGTAGAGTATATAATGAAGCGTGGGTTTTATAGTTAGGTAATTTGGTTTTAAAAAAATCTTCAATGTTGTAGTGAGAGGAAATTTCTTTAATTAAGTTATATTTTTGTCTTTTAATTGCTCCTCTATTTAAGTTTTTAGATGTTTCTATAACAGAGTTGATAACTATTTCAGCTTTGCTCTCGGTTAAATTTCTGTGTTTGGATAGAGTTTCATACAATTTGTATTCTTTTCCTAGCTCACTTTTAACAAAATATTTTTTTAAAATATTAATTGCTTTTGATTCTTTTCCGGATAAAGTATCTGCGGTGATTTGTCGAACTAAAAGTTCAAATAATATCCCCGTATTTTTTATTTTTGAGTGTTTTACGTTCATTAGCCTAAGCTTTTTGTTATAAATATATCAAAATATTTACTCCATTATATTATCTTCGCTTAAAAACGAAATTTCTTCATCTTTTTTATTAATAGTTGGTCTTTTTACTAGACTTTCTATTAAACTTTTATTTTTAAGATATACTTGTTTTGCTTCTAGTGCTAATGGTGATCCACCTTTATATTGAGGGCGAATATCACCAGATTCATTATCATCAAATTTTGCTCCTCTGTTACCTAATCTATCTTTTCCAAACGGACTTTCTTGAGAATTTCTATCTGTTGATTTTTCTTCAGGACGGCCTAATGGTACTTTTTCATCATAGCCATCAGGTACAGAATTGTCTTCATATCTACTTCTACCATAAAGTGAAGCTAAATCGTGGGGAGTTCCATATGATTTTCCTGTTAATTTAGGATCATTACCTTCTTCAGATACTTGTTTATTTCTAAATGCACGTTTTTGGTCTTCAATAATTAAATCTCTGTATTCTTCGTATTGATCTTCACTTAAATGGAATATATTATCATAGATCCAATCAGTAGGTAACAATTTAGTTTCTACAATTTTTTGGGCTAAATCTACTTTTTGGGTTAATAATGCTATTTTTTCTTGATCGTATATAATTGAAGGAGTTGTTAAATCTAACTCAAAATTTGTTAATTCGTCTCCATTATATCCTTGAGCATATAAATGTACTAATGCAATTTTATACAGTTCTGATAGAACAATACGTTGTATTCTGTCAATTGTGCGAGCAAATCTAATATCTTCAGCAGCTAATGTTGCTTTGCCTGTTAAATCTTTTTCATATCCCATAAAGGCTTTGGGTACTTTAAGAGCAGCAAATAATTTATCTCTTAAATACGTTACGTCTGTAATTCCATCAAATTGTAAGCCTGCTGCTGTATCAATTTTGGTTACAGTATCGTTGCCTCTTACAGGGATATAAAAATCCTCAAGTAAGTTTTGCATGTTATATTTTAAGTTATATTGGCCGGTTTCGTGGTCAATTAACGGGGTACGTTTTAATGTTGAAATAGTTTTTTGCATAAAATTTTCTACTTCAGCAGGAGGAATAGAACCAACGTTAATATAAAATACTCTTCTATCTGGGCTGCGAGATATTCTATTGATTAACATTGCATCTTCCATTAGAATATATTGCTTAAATAATCTACGGCCTGGTTCTAGGTATGAGCGACCATAAGGAAGATAATTAACATCAGTTATCAATCTAAAGTGAGCCATCTCATAATTATCAAAATATATAGCATTTTGATCTTTTTCAAATGTGTTAGGCATACCATAATATCCTGATCCTCCTGAGTAGAATCCTTCAGGAGAATATTTAAATCTTATAGCGTTTGGATGTTCAGGATCATAATTTTCTTGTCTTTGAATATGATATGCTGTGTAAGGAATAACATTATATACTCCAAACTTTTCTGCTATTTCAAGTTTTAAAAAGAAATCGCCATATTTATTCATTTGACGAATCCAAGACC